GACAATTTAAATCGTCTGTATTTCTATAACTACGTCCGCGGTCGCCTTGTCAATGTCCCCGGAGTTGGTACCGGCAATCTTACAGCTTCATTTTATTCTAGTTCTGCATCAGGAGTTCCAACAGGGTCAGCTATTAGACTTCCGTTGGGCGGTGGTGTGACAACAGCTCTTTCTACTAATGCTACATGTAGTTATGTTAGCACCGGAATTTACTCGTGCAGCGTGTCTCTGACAGCAGGGGCTACCCCATTAGAGTCTGTCCACGATGTATGGAGGCGGGATGCTAGCACAGAATTGTTTACAGGATCTTTCTATCCAGAAGTGATTCCAACATATGATCACGCACCAACATTTAATCGTATAACAACTTGTACAAATCTGAAAAAAGTTTATTCTAAGTCAGATACAGCAAGATTCCGATTCTTTGTGCGAGATCGAAACTGGAGTCCGACTATCTATGTTGTAGCAACAACTAATAACCCTACTGATATTATCGAAAGCGCATCTTATAGTATTAGAAGGGTGATCGACAACTTAGCGGCAGTTCCATATGGCACCGGTTCCGACTACAGCACGTATTTATCATATGATAAAGAAGGAAATTATTTTGATTTTGATATGTCGATGCTAGAGTCGGATTATATGTATGAAATAAAATTATCGTATTACAACGACAGCATTGGTGACTGGCAAGAACAACCACAAACGTTCAAATTTCGAGTTGAATGATAATTAAAGTATGAGTCTAAAAAAGTATTTTGAAATTACCGAAAACTTAAAGTCTCTTTCCGGTAAAACAGCTGATGAAATAGGTTCTCAAATAGAGTCTGTTGCATATCACGAACAAGATATTATCAACGAAGAAAGGTTTATACCAAGAGTAAACTTTTCTGACCCGGCTAATTTTGCTCGTTATGGTTCGGCTGTAGAATACTATGACCAATCTATCAAGAGAATCTACAACCAGTATCCATACGATGGCTCATTGAGAGAAAAATTAGAATGGCGTAATGAATCAACTTACATTGATTTACACATTTTTGATAATCTTTACCCAAGAACAAATGGTTATGCTATTTTCTCTGCCGATGGGTGGGGGACACAAGCATCCACAGCAGACGGCTACGGACTTTCCGGTGATTTAGAATACATTTATGTAAAGGGTGGACCAAATGCAAATCCAAATGGAATGTCCCCCAAGTCAACAAAGTTTACAGGTTCAAATTACTACGAACCAGATAAAAATAGAGGCTCAAATTTAGAATTTGATTTGGATTCTCAAGGAGCGTCATTAGAGTTTTGGCTTAATAAATCGACATTTATTACCGCATCAACCGAAAAAGAAGTTATTTTTGATCTTTGGAACGGTGAACTTTCTTCTTCTGCTAACTATCTTCGCTTTAGATTAGAATTGACAGGTGCCGCAGACGGTGCTGATCCTTTTCTATTAACAGTTCTCTCCGGAACCACTGGATTCTACCAGCAAAGTATCGCTGCTTCTACTTTTACGACTGCTTCGGTAGCTGATGGTAATTGGCATCATTACGCAGTAACAATGAAGTCTGATACTAGCGCAAGTAAAACTGCCGGGGTGATTACAAAATTTTATGTCGATGGGAATTTAAATAAGGAAACAACGTTAGGAACTTCTGGTGTCACTGATACGGACAGCTCTGCTTTAAGAGCTTATGTTGGTGCTCTTATAGCTTCTCCATCTGGATCTTCCGCTGCAATTGGTGCTGGTAAATTATCCGGCTCTGTTGATGAATTAAGATATTGGAAGACACAAAGAACTTCTGAAGAAATCGGACGCTTTTGGTTTACGCAAGTTGGTGGTGGCGTTAACACAGACCCTACGCCATTTACAACAACAGAAGAATCTGCAAATGTAGACTTGGGTGTATACTTTAAATTTAATGAAGGCATCACTGGAATAGCTGCTACTGACAGCACTGTTCTAGATTATTCTGGACGCTTTTCAAATGGTGCGTGGACTGGGTATGGTGCCAACTCTAGAAACACCGGGTCTGCCATTGTTCTTTCAACAGCGGCTGTAAGCGAGTTTAAAGATCCAATTATTTATTCTTTCCATTCGGATGTTACAGCGTTAGCTTCAAGTTTGGAGTTGTCGGGGTCTGCCCACGATGTAAGCAATAATGCCTCTATTTACAACTCTATTCCCTCTTGGATTACGGAAGAAGATTCGGAGGGAACAAATAATGTTAAGTATCTCACACAGATAATTTCAAGTTATTTTGATACCCTACATTTACAGATAGAAAACCTAAACCACCTTAAAGATATTCAGTATCTAAGTGGCAGTGATAAGCCACTACCATTTGCTGAAAAACTTCTTTCTTCATATGGCTTTGTGGCACCAGAAATATTTTTGGATACCGATATCCTTGAAAAACTCGCTGACAGAAGTGAAGATAGAATATACGAAAAATCTCTACACGACATTAAAAACATTATTTATCAAAATATCTACAACAACCTTAACTATATTTATAAATCTAAAGGCACCGAAAAAGCATTTAGAAACCTGATTCGTTGTTTTGGTATTGATGACGAGTTAATCAAATTCAACGTTTACGCCAACAACGTTGAATATGAAATGAGGAACAACAGAAGAAATATTGTTGTTGCTGATAAGTTTGTTGTTTTTAATAGCGCTGCAGGACAAAATGCCACAGTGTATAATTACACGGATGCTTCAAACACCAATTCTGTTGGGTTTATCACATCAAGTGTTAATTTAACTGGTGGATACGCTACAACACTAGAAACAGAAATTCTATTTCCTAAAAAGCTAGACGAAACTTCTATCGCTTATATCGACACTGACACTATCAGTGCCTCGTTGTTTGGTGTACACGGAACAGTTGAATCTGGAACAGATACAACTTGGGCCTCATCTGATGCGGTGAACTTCCAGGTTTTTGCTGTTAGGGATGAATTAAGATCAACAAATGTTAAATTTGTTCTAACTGGGACAGCCGGAGGATATGTTCCTTACATTACGTCCTCGCTGTATGAAGAGGTATATGATAATACTAGGTGGAATCTGGCAGTAAGAATTAAACCAGAACAATTCCCTCTTAAAGGATTGGTCACCGGCACTGATTCTGATTATATTATTGAATTACATGGTGTTCAAGTAGAAGCAGGCGAAATATTACAAGAGTTTACTGTTTCTGGCACAATAACAAACCCTCCTGTTGGATTTATGACAGGCAGCAAGAGAGCTTTCGTTGGCGCCCACAGGACCAACTTTACAGGATCTGTTTTACAAACATCAGATGTTAAAGTAAACGCTTGTCGCTACTGGCTGGATTATGTTGAAGATGAAGCATTAAGGGGGCATTTGCTCGATACAGAAAATCATGGAGCATTGCAGCCGCATCTGTACGCTTATCCTTTTAACACAACTGCCTCTTTTGGAGATATAAAAAAACTAGATACTTTGGTATTCAACTGGGAGTTTTTAACCAACACGGGCTCTAATGCTAGTGGGCAGTTTATTGTTGATGACATAAGTTCTGGATCCGCTGCACTTACGAGGTTTGGTGACCTAGGGAATATTCTCAATAAGCAATACACTGCCAGAGGCGATTTCTTTGAAGCCTCCTCGACAAAAGCAATTGATAAAGACTTTGTTGTTTCCTCTAGATTAAATCTTCCCGAAAGTATCAAAGCAGAGGACATGGTTAGAGTTCTTTCTACCGAGGATCAGGATGTCTTCACAACTGAATCACGACCAATAAATTATTTTTTTGCGTTCGAGAAGAGCATGTATCAGACCATCTCAGAAGAGATGATCAATTATTTTGCTACCCTGAAAGACTTGCATAACCTTGTTGGCGACCCCGTAGAACGTTGGCGCCCCGAATACAAGCAAATGAAGTTTATGCGCCAGAAGTTCTTTGAGAAGGTCGGCAACGATGAGCTAGACTTTGATAAATTCTATGAGTTTTACAAGTGGTTTGATTCTTCGTTATCTGTGATGTTGGGGCAATTGGTGCCAGCTTCAGCTGATTTTTCCGACAACGTAAAGACAATTATTGAGAATCACGTTTTAGAAAGACCAAAATATAGAAATATCTTCCCGTTTTTGGAGAAAGTAGGGGCTCAGGATCTTGTAAGTGTGGTGTTACCAGCCACAACGCCTAACGAGCCAACGATTCCGGGTGGTCCAACCCTTCCTAATAATTCTAATTATGGTGGCAACACTAACGCCGGGTCCGAAATAGATTCGGGACCTTATGAGGCTCCTCCTACGGATGGGTCGGATGATCAAAATAGGCCGTGGCAGAAATACAAAAAAGAAAAGACCGGAGACAGAGAGAAGATATTTGATGTTGTTAATTCAACATACGATAGATACGTCAAATCTCCGGTTAAACTAAGAACAAACTATTCTTTCCCTCATGGTGGGGTAACAAAATACTCAAACTATGATCCTAACTTTGTTTTCCAGGCAACACAACCTTATGGACCAACTAGCGCTTCCTCTAATATTCCTTCCAATGTCATGTTGTCGTTTGACACAGATGTGGAACAACTGTTAAATACTACCGATGTTAGAAACCCAAGAGGAAAAACTAAACTTTCTTATGGTATTAATCCATCTATAAACAAGCCTAATGAAGAGTTGAACTACTATGGTAAGAGTTATGGGCCGTTTAGCCTTTACAGTTCCTCTGTGATCACGGGGTATAATAAGGAAATTAGCGAAAAATATAAATCTGGAGTGATGGTCACCAATCTTCACCACGACTTTGTGTTGGACACAGGTATTCCTGCGCAGGGACCATTCACGGAAAAATTTGTTGGTGGTAGATATTATCGTCACACAGAACTAAACAACGGTTCAGATACAAGGGAAACAAGAGCGGAAGGATTTAGATTAGCTCCCGGTCTTGACCCGTCCAGCTCAAACATCCCAGCAGGCGCCTCCGGAGCTTTAGGGGTGGTTCCGCCTAACTACCCCTTCCTAGACTCTCCCGCCGGCTCAGCGCCTTATGGCTGGCTTCCAGCGCTTCCTACAGCACAACGCTTCCGCGACGAAACCGCAAAGCGTCCTGTGAACATCAAGAACATTCTGATGACGACTGCTTCTGTGGGAACAAGGCTTTCCGGAGCGCTCGTTCATAACCAAATTGGTAACTATCAAAAGAATTATCAGGTTGTTCAAACTGCTGGTAGAACTACTAATGACTTATTTTTCCGCGAACAAACGTTTAGTTTCGCCGCTAACCCAGAAACTTTAGCAACAAGGGGGCGCTTCCCACTTGTAGTGAGTACAACGGAAAATACTGGTGGTGATTTAGATTATGAGTTACCAAATAGAACCGGTGGAAATTCAAACGAGACAGTGTTTGTTAACCTATTCTCGTCCCCAGGTTCGTATGAGGTGCTATCCAGAGGCTACAGAGATCCAGCACACGAAGAGTTGTCGGTATACAACGCTTCTCCATACAGAAACCTTGGCGTTATCAACAGAGGTCTGTCTGGCTCTAATACGGACAACACACTAACAGGCTCTGTTAGAGTAGAAGACCACCTCGGTAAACCTAGGGGGCTAAACCAACTATCCACATTGCATGCTGGCGCCTTCGGTCACGACCCGGTGTTCGGCTCTGTCCCGGCTAATACTTATGTTACTGTGCCCTCTTGGCATAAAACCAACAGAAACCGCCGTCGCCGGATTGCCTCTGGGTCAGCTGGTTTTTTCACTGAAGAGGTTTTTGATAATCTTTTTGTTCAGCATGCCATCCCGCGTTCTGCACAGCAATATTCATGGGTAACTGCCTCGTTGGCAGAGGGTCAGATTATCTACGGCAACGATAGACCATCATGCTTTAGTGCCAGTGTCTTAAGCCAGCTTGTTGTTTCGGGTACTTATGAAGATGCAACATTCGTAGGTTTAACAACTGCATTGGTAGATCCTATTACTGCATCTTCACACATCGTAGGATTCCCGCTGACAGCAAACGCTATTTCTTCTTACATCAACGCAGATTATTGGGAGTCCCCAGCGTTCGACAATAATGAAGATTACCTAAATGTTCTCAACACAAATCGCAATGGACCATACGGATACCCAACTTGGAAACAGATCCGTGCCGGCGAGACAAAAATCGCTAGAAAGTTAAGAGAAACTAATAAGATTGGTTACGTTATTCCGCCAAAGAGATTGATAAACAAAAATGGTGCGGTAATTCCTAAACGACCAAACTCTTTTATTGATTTCTTTGAGGCACCTTATTCAAATAACTCCTCTCCAATAACATTTATTTTTGAAGATAACACAGAAGAGTCAGAAATCAAAAACAACATTGAGGTATCTGTTCCATTCAGAAACCAAATTGATTACTTCTCTCATAATGAATTGAACAATTTTTATGATCTTAAGTCCGACGTTTCGGATTTACAATCTTATAAAGCAATATTGGACTTCGCAATTAGCAGCAGCTACAGCACGGCGGTTACTTATACTGAAGCTTTGTATCCTGCAGATATCAACATGTTTAATAATATTGTTCGCAGAAGAACGAAATTTTCTATTACAAATATTTGGGATAATGATCGCACGAAGCGATCCGCAACATATGGCGGAAATCCCAACTCACAGGGCGTGCCCGATTTTACTACAGCATCCACTTGGCCTTTGGATCCGCACCTTAATTTTACAACTACCCAGTCTGTTGAGCCTAACGACGGCTCCGGCGAACTTATGAATGCATACTCTAGGTTTGGCAATGCTACAACTAGAATCAGACCCGGTGTTACATATGCAGATCGGGTTCCAGCAGGAACCGCTCCCGGTGGTTCGGAGGTATTAGCTGGCGATGCTTTGTGGGAAGCAGGCACGCAGTCCGGAAAAGTTCCTTATGAAAGTTATTCAACATATTCACAACACATTGCCTTGGTAGGAAAAGATCATTCAATCGTTCCAGAATTTAGAATTAGTGAGTTGTTTGAAACATACAGCGAGGATAACGGAGGCGACTTCTTAACTGGTGTGGACGATATATTCAACCTAACGGGCGCCCACATATACGATAGTGGCAAGAATGATTTCTTTAAAACTTACACGAATTCAGATTTCTTAAAATACTTCTCTGTAATTGACGAAGATCTTAATGACCAACGTTCTGGGGATTTGAAGATCCAAAGAGACAGGCTTTCACTTCGCTGCAACGCGATGGTAAAATTCTTACCATACAAGGGCTTCTATCCAGCAGAGAGGGTTGTAGAGTTGGGCACCCTGTTCTCTCAGTCTTACGGAGAATATATTCTAGCCAGAACTGGTTCGGGGGGCGATACGAAGACTCAAGCTCTTAGAATACTTTTAGAACCAATGATGTCCCCGGGTATTCTTTGCAATACTATTAAGTCTGGAATTGCTGTAAGTTATCCAGTATTAGTAAACACTTCATCAAATGCAGATGATATTCTTAGTAACCACGCTCCAGCTAATAACTCATCCTTAAATACACATCTATTTGAGGGAGTTGTTAATTACAATAAAGGAATTTTAAATAGAAATAATCCTGCGCTGAATGAGGGATTTGAATTCCAAGAGCTGCCCTTTGAGACGCTATACCGCCCAGAAACATACTTGGGTCCAACTTTTCTGACAGGTTCCGGAGCGATTTATGACAATTCTGTATCGTCGCTTACAATTGTAGACAATGGTGAGACGGGGCCAACTAATGTTACATTTATTGATGGTAAGCGTTTATATCGCCATGCAATCGATAACTTCTTGTGTGCTACAACCGAGTTTTTTACAAATCAGCCTGCTTATTTCTTGTCGAGTAGAGAAGATCAATTTAATGAGGTTGTAAGTGGTTCAACGTATGAGATGGAGTTGGAGATTTATAGAACAAAAGCCGCTCGTAATAGAAAAGTCCTAGTTTCAACGGCATCATTTAGTATGTACGATCGCGAATCCGCATACGGCTATCCCATAAATTCTTCTGCGGGCCGCGCTACTTTTGATCATGTTACGCCACCATACTTCTCTGGATCTGCTAAAGTAACAATTTCCTATACTCCCACGACATCCGGGCGCCCCACATTAGAAGAAATACTGTCTAATGCATCTTATACATATAGTCGAGACACGGCAACAAGTGCGACATCTCCCACATCAACACGTATGCAGATAGATGCTAGCATAAATTTCAGTGATTACTTTAATACCGTCCCTAATGGAACAGCCACCCAATCAAAAACATGGCTAATTCAAAGCAAGTTTGAAACACCAGTCCTGAACTTTGCTGGCATTGTGCCAACTAAGACAACATCTAGCACTGCCGGTGGAGGATTAACATCGGCAGCTGATATTAAGACTGGCGGAATGTGGCATCTTTATGGAAATATTCCTGAAAGCTCTAGAGAAGGAATTTTCATCTCCCTCAGAGACACAAGGGAACTTTCACTAGCAGATGTTTGCGGATTCCCTACTGGCAAAAACGAAAGAGTCGGAGAGGTTAAGGAATCGAATATTCTTGAAGAGGCGGTTGTTGCAGTTCCATTTAAGACTGTCAATAACAGAAGAAAGTTCTTTGGTATTAACAAAAACAATTTGGAATACAACAACATTAAGAAAAATCTTGAGAAGTACGTATTCCCGCCAAAGTTTGATTTCCTAGTAAACAAGACAGTGGACCCAATCCTAATGTATGCTTTTGAGTTCTCTGCCAAGGTTACGCAACAAGATATCGCTGATATGTGGCAGAATCTACCGCCTGATGTTGGCGAGAAGTTCGAACAAAAGGAAGTTATCATTGACGACAAACAGATCCTCGATCTATTAATTAAGAACGCGGAAGACATTCAATGGCTCGTATTCAAGGTGAAGAAACGTGCCAACAAGTCTTTTGAGAAGTATAGAAGATCTTTGGTAACAGAGGATACAAGCGCTATTGAAGATGATATAGGACCATATTCTTACAACTGGCCATACGATTACTTCTCTTTGGTGGAACTAGTTAAGATTGATGAAACGGTACAGTATGCTTCTCGCGATGTATCGCCAAATAATACAATAACACCTGAGTTCGGGGATCTTGAATAATGGAGTTTTTCAATAAAAAAGAAGAGGTCTTGGAGGTTGTACTCACAAACTATGGCAGAGATAAGTTAGCTGCCGGTCAGTTTAATCCAACTTTTTATGCCTTCTTTGATGACGATGTCTTGTATGATGTAAGCGGCTCTGGGTACACCGAAGACCAAAACCTCGCTGAGTCTAGAATTCAAAGTAACACTCCAAAGATAAAGATTATTCCGACCAGAGAGGGTGCCGAAACAAGAGTTAATAGATTCATCGATAACGTTTCTTCTTCCTTCAATGCTGTTATAGGAGGGCACACATCAGACCCAGCCAATAATGTTGAAGTCTTTCAAGAGCAAGTTTACGGCGACAAGGGCAAGCTAGATGCATATCCGCTTGGTCGTTCGTCATATAATACCCAAAATGCTCCCGCTTGGCAGATGGAAATACTTTCTGACCCTACCTCATCGTTGGGGCAGAGGTTCCTAAACGAGGATGATTTTATACAGCCCATCCCACAAATTGATATAACGATCGATTATGAGACGTTTTTTAAACAGGGAGAGATAACTTCTGATTCTATTACTGGATATCTTGGTGACCCACCGAGTAACTTCTTTTTGGCTTTGAAAGAAAACTATCTAATGATAGAGCTTTTAGAAAACAATACGCCTTTTGAAAAAGAAAACTTTGAAGTTGAGGTTTATCTATCGGGCACCGACGGGCAGTATGTTCAATTAAGTGCCACCCCACAGAGCGATACCGAGTTTATCGCTCCCACTCAAGGTAATATTGAATATTGGATGAATGTTTTGGTTGATAATGAAATCCCACAAGAGGTTATTAGAGAACTAAATATTAACGACAACGCTATTTCTACAAATGCCAATAGAGTCAAGCTTAACAGAGATCTTTACTCTACAGAAAACGAGGAGCCTTGCTAATGGCTATATCGCTTGGACCTTACCAAAGAGGACTTCCGCTTCTTACAATTCAAGATATTCGTTTTGATGTGAACAAAGAAAACGATTACCTGCTCAGTATTGGGCTATCTAATGAAAAAATTGTAAAAACCGGCAAAAAACAAAAGGATATTTCTTTTGGTAACTTTATTTACTTTTCTGCTGATAAGACAGAGATAGATGCTATAACTTCTGATCTATCCACATTAATAGAGACAATAAAGCAAAACCCAAAAAATAAATACTTTTTTAAAGTTGGCAAAGATGACTTCAAATATAAAGCAGATGCCGAAGGTGGCGGAAAAATTTATAGCTTTTTTCATCAAAAACAATTTAGACTAGAGCAGACACCAACTTTGTATGTTTTAGCTTGTGTTTTTATCGAAGGAAAAAACAACTTTGTTATTGGGAATGTTACTAAAGAAACAATATTAAACAATAACTTAAGTCCCGTTACGGCTGATGTTTATTCGTTGGCCGAAACAGTTGAGGCTTTTGGATCAATCAATACTGTGTGGCCCGGGTCCGCCCATGTTCACAACAATCAAGTAATGGCTGGCAACACCCACGTTGCGGCTCAGCACCCAAACCTGTCTAGGACTGGCGTGTTGAATGTAAGATTGAAAGACTTAAGAGTAATACAGGCTGCCCACGCCTTAAGCTTTAATTTTACGTCGGCACCAGAAACGTATTTTTCTCCGCTAACTTTGTCAAGAGGCCCCTCCGGTGCAATAAATGGATCTTTCACATTTAATTTATTTAACTTTGTTAAAAACAACTCTAAACTTGGTGGGCTTATACAAAACCAAAATTCCTTATTGGCGTCAGTATCTATAAAAGACATCATTATTTACCAGAGAGTCGTTGGAATGGATGTAAAAGGTAACTCATTAACTCCCGGCGTAAGTGAATTATGCGGCTTAAAAGAGGCAAATACATTTAAGAAAGTGGCAAGTCTGAATTCAAATTGTCAAATAGTTCAAAATATTAATGAAAATCAAGCAGAGTATTATGAAGTGTTCTTCCTAGATGACACGACCAAAGAGATTAACTCAGGACAAGCTGAATATAAGGTAGAGATTATTTTAGACGATAACACAGATAAGCTAGTGATAGACTCTATTAATCCTCTTAAACAAAACCTTAAAATGATTAATGATGTAAAGCAGATCGTTGACGATCCAGATGTCTATGATGACATCATTGTTGACTATCTTGCTTCTATAAAAAGTATATTTGGTAACTTACCGTTTTCTACATTTTCAACTTTGTTCTGGAGAAAAAATTTACTAGCTCTCGTGAATCAATTTAACCCAAACTATGATTCAGATAAGTATCTATTTTTATCTATTATGAGAGATTATGTTTCCAAATTGGAACATATAGTTGCGCAGTATGCAGCGTCCACTTCAAAGATCAAAGATGAATCCAAAATATACCGCTCAAAGAAAGATAGACTTCTTAGAGCCATCAAGCAATTCAAGGAAATATACCAATTTGTGGGAACAAGCAACTATGGTTTTGACTACGTTGATCAGATAATCGGGGAAAGTACAAAGATTGTTCCGAACATTTCATTTAATGCTTATAAGGAAAGAGCATCGACTGAAGTCTCTAAATATGAAATTGTTAATACCCAAGTAGCTACGCTTAACCCTTATGGGTTTTTATCCCCCATGACACTAAACTTGACTCCAAATCCTATAGTTGTAAATGTTGCCAGTGCATCAATCGCTAACGATAATGTTTTGCCAATTGTTTCCAACAAAGTTAGTAACAAAAAAAGCTTTGAAGTCAACAAGAGCTTGACAAGCGAAAATCAAAAAAGGGATATATTTAGCTCTCTAGGCGTAGGATTTAGGGTAAATAAGATTCCCCTAAGAGAGAACTTGGCGAATGGAAAGCGGGCCCTTAGAGCAGTTGATTCGGAAGAATATCTATCGGCAACATCTGAATTTGTGTACGAAACAAAACCAAGTGAGGCCGTATCTGGCTCGAAACAAACCAACATTGAGTTTGAAAAAATAAGTTCTATTTTTAACAGCGCGCTGTCCAGCGAGATAGTTGATAACACAATCACGCTATTCAATAAGCCTACTATGATTACAAACAAAGAAATGCTCGCCGGCTCACCGGCATCTCAAAAGTTAAATGAGCAAAGCGATTTCTTGGAAACTTCAACTGCGGCTACTAAAGCAATAAACTTTAATTCTGTTGTGCGAGTACACTACTTAGATTCTTACGACTCGCTAAAGGGAGTGGGAGAGCAAAACTGGAAGCTCTTAACAGAACAAAAGTACAATGATACTCAGCAAAAATCTCAAGCCTTGGTCTGTAAATTAGTTAAAGTCTCAGATGCTATAGGAACGGGAGATATTCTGGAGGTAGAGCCAATGTCTAGCTTGTTTGTACTAGGTAGTCCGAAAGTGACAAATGGAGTCCCGCCAGTAAGCACGGGGGATCTGGTGCAGTCAGCAAAACAGGATATTCAAGATTCAGCTGTTTCTGGTGATTTGAATAACATTAATATTCTATATTCTAAGAGATTGCCGATGGGTTCGATGGATCCGCAACCCACTACAGCACAGCAAGCTTTGGAAGTTAACAATTTAGGCACAGCGCTATTTAATACAACGACAATAACACCATCGAGTGCGGGCTATTAAGACATGGCAATCATACAATATAAAGATTTTAAAAACCAGCTTCTAATCGTTGATGCCTCTCAAATTGGCAATAGAGACCGAGGGATCGCGCCTTTCACGCCAAACAACGCTATAA